ATCGGTCCTGTCGCTCCTGTTGCACCGGTTCTACCCGTTGATCCAGTCGGACCTGTTACACCAGCACCCGTTGCTCCTGTAGATCCTGTCGCTCCTGTTGCACCGGTGCTACCCGTTGATCCAGTCGGGCCTGTTACACCAGCACCCGTTGCTCCTGTAGATCCTGTCGCTCCTGTTGCACCGGTGCTACCCGTTGATCCAGTCGGACCTGTGACACCAGCACCTGTAGGTCCAGTTGATCCTCCAAATAATAAAGAATAAACAGGACCCGTTAATCCTTCAGCAGTATTTTGTCGTGCAACTAAATCAATTAATTCTCCTTGCTGATTCGTCACCGAATATAATTGCCAACCTCCAACTGTCCCAGGGATTGAAATATTAGGTCCAATATTTATAAAGGGTGTAGCAAAACCAAATTCTGTATACACGATTCCAGATAAATCAGTACCTATTGTAGCTTGATTTTGTGAATTGGAAGGAACCCCAATATTAATTGTTCCTGGTCCGACGTATAAATCCTTAAATCTATCATCACTAGATCCTAAACTATAAGCATTTGATAAAGAAGGAATAATATTGGTATTAACGATAATATTATTATTAAGAATGGTTAATGATTGAGAAATCGATCCGTTCCCTTGTGATATATTATTCAAACGGTTAATAAAATTGTACAAATTATAAGAATTAATAAAATCATGATTACAATTACATTCAGAATGGTATTTATTACAATGTTGACATAAATACATTTTATTATTGGAAAAAATATTTTTTTCTTATTTTGTATAACCTTAGGATGAAAGAAAATGTAATTAGACAGAACCTTTTCCACTCGCTTCACCGGTCGTTCCCCCAACTCCAGATGGTTCAACTGAAGTAGCATCAGCTGGGGTTTTTAATGAATCAAAAAATTCACTCGGTAATTCCAAAATTGCCTGAACACATTCAATTGTATTTGGATCTAATGTAAATTCATCTTCTGGTGGTGGTGGTGCTAATACTGGTGCTTGTGCTAAAACTGGTGGTGGTGGTGCTAATACTGGTGGTGGTGAAGGTGCAGCCGCACCTCCTTCAGCACTTCGATATGGATTTATTCCCCTCTTAAATAGTAATTGATTTGCTTCAAAAAATGCAGTACAAGCCGCTCGTTTACTTTCATCTAAATATGATGATTTTAAAAGAGCAATAAAATTAAAATCTTGTGATCCAAAAATATTTAAAGGATCAAATATTTCTTTTCGTGCTTGTTCTATAGCCTTGTTAAATTCATCTTCATTAAATGATGGATCATATTCTTTTATATATCTAATAGTTGACTCTCTTACAATTTCAAATAATTGTTGATTATTTGGGAAAAAAGAAATTTCATCTTCATTAATAACTTTACGTCCCTTTTTATATCTTTTATATATATTATCAAATAGTATAATCTGTTTTTCAGAAATTGACATTCTATTAAAAAAAATATAGTTTTTTTTGAATTGATAATTTGAACCAGATAAAAAATCTAACAAGATAATATTATTTATTTCTTTAATGCCAATAAAAAATACAAAAATCCGATATAACTCAAACCCAAAACAATCCAAGACCATCCATTATGAATTTTATCCAAAATGTTCAATAGACGAATAGTTTGTTGAACAATAGGATAATCGGGTAGTGATAACAAAAAGATATTTGTTTGAATATGCATCATGCTGATATATTGCAATCCTCCCATAAATGAATTTTTAAAAACCAAGAGGAATCCAAAGTTAATAATATAAGAAATAGAAATATACGTGATTAATAACAATAATACTACAGGAAAGGATAACGACAGAAAATAGGATAAAAACCACATGAATACATTGGTAAACAACATACTCGATGTTAAAACTAAAAAAAAAGCCCTTGAAGGCATTGATATTAATGTAACTATACATGAAGTACAAAGTAGTAAAAGATGATCAATAATCAGCATACTCCATATATATAAATTTTGGGGATAAAACCCTTGAGATATTTCATGATGTACAACGAGTTTTTGCTGAAAATGGTCTGTCAAGAAAGAAATAGGAATAATACTTGCAGTAAAAACGACAATATTAAAATTCAATATCATTTTGTAAAAACTGATTCCATCATCATGAGAAAGCCATTCCCGTTTTAAAGAAAATAAACGACCAATTAGAAAATTTTGTATAGCAATCGTAAATAAAGGAACGATAAACTTTGCAAACGTCGCGATTGGATTACGTTTACGAATAAGATATTCTCGATGTAATAATGTTTTGAATTTTGTAATGATTGTCGTTGGTGATTTAGGTAATGAAGGTGCATATTCCTCATGCAATTCAATCTGTTGCCATATCTTTTCAGAGGTATATTTATGGAAAGAAATATCCTGGAGTCCACAGGTAAGTTCCCAAATATTATCTAATTGTGACATGAGTTCAGAAGGAAATTCATGTACTGTAAAGATGATACATGATTCCTTCTTTTTTTTCATCAATAGATCAAATAATAAATGAATATTTTTTGAATCTAATCCCGAAAAGGGTTCATCCAATAAAAAAACATCCACATGATCCAACAAAATAGAAGCAAAAATGACACGTTTTTTTTCACCGCCCGAAATAATCTTATCTTCAAAAGAACCTATCTTTGCATCGGCTAAATCTTTCATGTCCATTTTTGTCAATACATTATCGATATTTTCAATGTTATTGGAACGCATTTTTTCATAAAAAACTAAAGTTTCGGTGACCGTCAGATCGGGATGCATAATCACATCTTGTTTCATATATCTGACAGATGTATCCGAAAGGGTTTCATAAAGATATTGAATGAGAGTGGTTTTACCAGAACCACTGGCACCAAATATACCAATGATACAATCTCTATTTATTTCTGTTTCTGGAAATTTCAAAATAGAATCATTAATCTTTAATTCAAATTCATGTATGCGCATTTAATTTATAAATTTAGTTTTATTTTTATACAATCATTTTTAAATAAAAACAAACCCTTCATCTTATGGATCATTTCTAAGAAAAAAATTAAACATTATGAAACCGGATTTAACGAAAATGAAATCTATTTTTTTATACTAAAAGTTAAAATTACATATCTAAGATCTTTGGATAATCTTAAAATCTTGTGATTCTGATCGTAAACCTTTAATCATCGCTGCATGAAATTCTTCCCATGTGCACGTTGTCCCACATGTAAACAAATCTACAAAAGCACATCCATACTCTGGATAAGTATGGATGGAAGCATGACTTTCGGATAGTAAAAAAACAGCCGTATATCCAACAACCGAAGGATCATCCGTCGTAAATGTAAAATCAGAATCATTCAGGATTGTGGCTCCACTTATTTGGATAGCAAGCGTCATAATTTTTTTAATCTTTTCAGGATCATTTATTACTTTAGAGCAACATCCTTTATAACTCGCGATTAGATGTTTCCCGTAAAATTGATGATTTGACATATCGTAATATTTATTGATTCCTGTCAAATAAATAAATATCGTTAGATATTTTTAAATAAACCTGATAAATAATCGTGGTATCATTGAAAAACCGATCGTTAAAATTTTTTTATACCAGTATAAATTAAGAATGTATAGTGAAATTACTAAAAAATACTCAAATACATTTAATTTATATTCTATCGCATCAAAAAATAGAGCAATGCTCAACTTATAAATCCTAAAATAACTAAAACTTATTAAAAACAAAACAGAATTTACCCAATGTCGCACTCCATAATGTTTAAAGACAAGAAAAGGTGTGCTATATTCTGTTTCCAAAAATAATTTTATAAAACCCCAAGGAAAACGTATATTGATCAAACCATAACAGGATAGCATAATCACTAAACAATGGTGAATAAACATATCGGCTCTTAATCTGGGTGGCATGATCATATCGTTTAAAGAATAAATAATTATACCCGTCAGGGCAAAAAATTTAGGGTATTCAAAAAAATGTAATAAAATAAACAAATATATTAAAAAAAATAAACATATTGTATTCTTTGACATCATTTAATAGGTTTCAGAAAGTTATTATATTCATATATATTATTTATAGAATCATTTTTTAATTTGGTTTGATTTTTGTTTAAAAATAATTGATAATCTTTATAATCATTAATCTCATTCCTCGAAAATTTGACATGATTTTTATGTGACATGATAAGGAATGAATGAATAAAAGGCATAAAAAAGATGTAAATGTAGAGAGTAAGATTCATTTATTTTATTTTTAATAAAAAGAATCTAAAAATCATTTTTTTACTTTATGAAAGGCTATAAAGTGTATAATTATGTAAAAAAATGATTTATTTAAATTATATTATTTATTATGTAAATATGCTAAAAGAAATAAATAAACATGATAGAGACGTTAGAATTATATTCGAAGAAGGAAATCATCAATATTTTGTCGATGGCGATCCTAATTATATTTCTGTGACAACACTCATTAAAGAGTTTTTTCCAAAATTTGATAGTGATTTAATCATTCAAAAAATGCAAGCATCTAATAATTGGAAAAATTCTATTTATTATGGAATGACGGTCGATGAAATCAAACAACAATGGAAAGATAAGGCTGAAAAAGCAGCACGATTGGGTACTCTTTTACATAATACGATTGAAGATTTTTATAACGGTAAAGATCCTGTTCCAGATGAATTAATTAAAGATGGATTTCAGCAATTTTTAGAATTTCATGATAAAATTAAAAATACAACGTCTTTAGTTCCTTATCGAACCGAATGGTGTGTCTTTCATGAAGATTACCGTATTGCGGGTAGTATTGATATGATTTTTAAAGATCCTGAAACTAATGAATTACATATTTATGATTGGAAAAGAACACCGAATCTTAAAAAAACAAACAGATTTCAGAATGCATTTGATCCTATTTCTTATTTAGAAGATTGTAAATATATCCATTATAGCTTACAATTAAATATATATAAATTTATATTAGAATCTAAATATGATCAAAAGGTAAAAAATTTAACATTAGTAGTTTTTCATCCTGATAATGAAACATTTTTTGAAGAAACAGTTGACGATTATCAAGAAGAAGTAAAAAAAATTTTACAGAGAGGATTCGAACAAAAATTATATGTTAAATAAAAACATCAAAATATAATTTTTTTTTTTAAATCACAATTTTATGATACATTACATGCCAGATCTATCCCTGAACGATTGAGATTGTACAGAATGTTGAAGAGCCTGCATATTTCGATTGTTTTTGGCGACAACAGCCTCTTGGATATTAGCGCGATCTTCTGGGTAAGAAACGCAACGAGGATAGATTTGTCCACCGCTCGGTGATAATCCAAAATTACCACTTATCTTTGGTAATTGTTCCAAGTTTATTGTACGGATACCAGCATTATAACATTCCATATTCACATTGCTATTTGAACAACTTTCATCATCATCGGGTTTGCCCTGTATGATATCCTGGTTATAACGGAAACCTTCAGCATCAAGATTAATGTATTCCATGTATTGGGGTCTTAAATAATTTTCCACATCAATACGATCTAAAGGACTATTACATCCGGGTGATTTTGTGTAATATGAATCGACACAAACCGGACGATTAGTATTATCAAATCCTGACCAAACAGGGCATACTAATAATTCAGGATTTTCAAATCGGTCGGATTGAATACGTGGTGCCCACCCTTGATCTACTTTACATGTGCGTAATGAACCTGTTAAACTTATTTGTGACATTTTATCTTTATCAAAGTTTAAAAAAAAAAAAAATTTTTTTTTACAGTTTTCTTAAATTATGATTTTTCATAAATATTTCTATATATTTTTTATTTGTATTTGATTCACATTTCCTTTAGTTGTTTTATATAATTATTCCATTGTACCGCTAAATCCAAGAGTTCCTCTTTTTTTTTCAACAAGAATAGTTTTGGTATGATTATTCCATATATTTTTTCCATTTCTATACATTCCTTTCGACGAGTTGAACAATCCAGATAATTATTTATAATGGTTCTCAAAAAATTTTTAAATAAATATATAATTGTATTATATACAGCATATATATCTTTTTTATCATATCTTTGTTGGTGAGTTTCAAAATGTTCCGAATCGATGATATTGAAAGTATTTGTATTATAATCAAACGTTATATTACCCGGAGTCATATCTCCATGGACAATATCATTATCCCATAAAACATACAAAACCCGGAAGATTTGCGATAAATTTTCAAATAAGGGCACCAATAATCGTAAAATTTTTGCTTGTGTGATTTGTTGTTGTTGTTGACTTTGTTTCCCGCTCGGCAAACTTTGAAATTCAATACCCAATTTGGCACCTATATCAGAAATCGATAACCCTCCGTATTCCATTTTTATAGATCCATCTTTTTTATGAAAAAGTACAGTTCTTTTAAATATGGGTCTCCCAAAATCAAAATTTAATTTTTGTATAATGGTCTGTCGTTGAACGACTTTTTGTTGAGATGGATATTCTTGATTATAAAATTTTGTAATCAAACCTTTTTGCAGATCCTGAGGGGTTCTAATCACATAGCCCCGAAGGCCTTGTCCTATTTTTGGTCCTTGATATCGTTTTTGTTGTTGTGAAATTTGCAGATGAGACATTTTAATTTAATAAAATTTATGATTTTTTATTTTCGTTCAATTTGCATGTATTCTCAGACAAAGTATATTCTTTTATGAAGACACCTTGATTCTTTTTTTTTTTGACCAATGGTCATGTAAATAATTATCAGAACGGATAAATATTTTCATCAAGGCCTTTAGATGATTTAGATTTCATTTGATTATAAAAAATTGATTTATTTAAATACCTTGATCAGAAATAAAACATGATGGAATCAATCCGAGAAGAACTTATTCAAGATTTACATTTGGAACCACAGTATTCATGTCCTCAATGCGTTATCGATGAATGTATAATTGGTGAATGTGAATGGGATGACGGTAGTGGTGGTATATGCGACGAACCCCTCCATCGTGAAAGAATACTCCGTAACTGTTATCGCATCGGAGGATTTTCACTCTGGAAAAAATGGAGGATAAAATTGAGGTTTGGAATGAGTATAGATGAAACAGATGATTACCCAGAATTATCTGCCTTGATCGATGATTGTTTATGGCATCACGAGGATGCCAAAAAATTCGATGAGATTATTCAATATTGTGCAGAAAATAAGTATGATATCTATGAAAGTGAGTTAATCCATAAACCATTTTATATCGACAAAGAAAAGTTGAATATCCTCAGAAAATATCCAGAGTATACAAAAAACCTTTGACATGTCCTATAAACGACCTTGTTTCGCATGGCAATTGACGGAAATTCAATTTGCTTTACATTGAATTTATGTATCGCCTATTTGATAAAACCTATATTATTAACTCTTATTTCATTTATCAGTTTGTGATTTCATGTCATTATATTAAAGGTAAATGAATACATTGATAATATATATGGATTAACCCACACGACAAACTGAACACGACATTCATAAATAATGCATAATGATTCCATTGATGAAAAGCGAATGAACCCAAGATTCCCCCACCAAAAAAACTTGCAATAGATATGATTTGTATACTTAATTTCCAGGATTCATCTTTTCGTCCTTTCACGAGATGGGCTAACGTTATACCCAGATCAGTCGTCGTTCCCGTTAAATGTGTCGTTCTTATAATATTACTGCTATATTTCGATGTTAAAGCATTTTGCATCCCACATGATAAACTACAAATCCAAATAAAATATAAACTATCAGGAAAAAAATATTCAAGATATATACCAATCGTTTGAATAATACTGATAATTATGAGCATCTTACCGTATTTCCAACCTAAATCAAAAACCTCATAATTAATGACGAGCCCACTTGTAAATGCTCCAAAAAGAAAAAAACAATAGGTAGATAAATTATTTCCTACATTAGAATAATTTTTTTCATATAAACTATCCGAAGATTTACCAATTAAACCTGTCATATGAGCAGAAGAAATCTGATATACTGTATTTAATGTTAATGCATTAATATACCCGGCATTAAAGCATAAAATCATACATCCAAATAAAATCCAATTAAAATTTTCCATTATTTTATTGATAAAATGCTAATTTTATGAGTTTTCATTATTTTTTATTTTTAATTGGCATTTTAGGTAATATTTTTAAAGGGTCTTTTCGTTTTTGATTGCAGATTCTTGCTATTTGATTATGATCCATCTGTTCCCAGGTTGTTGGAGTTTTTTCAGAGACACGTTTATAGGGTCTGCATACCGGATATTTATTTTCTATATTTTGACGACCACATTTTACAATTTTCGTAGGAGGATCCGATTGACAAATATTTATCCATTGTTGTTTATACCACCTATTCAAACCCGTTAATTGTTTTTTTTCGTCTTTAGATTTTTCATCATCTGCATATCTCCCCCCTCTTTTTTTATATTCTCTTGTCAATCGAGAAGATGCATATATCCCCCAACGAGTATTTTTGGCTTTTAAATCTTGATGAATTTCTTGTTTAATTCGACCGTACAATTGTTTATCTAATACATTATCTGGAATAGGACTCATATTTATTCATTTAAAAATTTTAATAATTCTCCAAAAATAATATTATTTTTTTAGTCACACAAATCATACAAATTGTAAATAATATGGCTCAAGCTGCGATGCTAAACCTCCTTTTTTAACGCAAATATTTTGATAAATTGCTAAACATTCTGTATTATCACAATTTTTGGTCCAGGGAGTAAATAATCCATCACCCTGATTATAAACACCCAGATACCAATATTGATTATTAAAATAATCTCCTTTGGTACCACTACCAAATATAAAACGATCGTTTTTTAATAACTCCCTATTTGGTTTGATATCATTAGGACCATCCCCATTAACGCCCGAATCACAACCACATGTTTGTGAAGTGGTACATGTTGCACATACGGCCTGATCTGGTAAAATATAAAAAATACGTGCATTCTTCATAAATTTATTCCCTGTTTTATATTTCTGAGAACTTCCATTCAAATTATTCACATATACTACCATATCTGTACCGTCTTGTCTTTGAATAGAAATATCATAATGATCGGTTTGGGCAATTACGGGTATTTTTGTGCCACTATCATCATTAGCCACATCAAATTTGATTTGAATCTGAGATTTTTTATCACACGTATTACCTAATTCACACATATTGATATTGTACCATGTATTTGTAAATATTATTTGCTGACAATGATTTATACATTCTTGATTATCCGAAAAATTCTGTAAAGCAGGATTATCTGATTGAGTTCTAGGTCTGCAAGATGTTTCATCATTGCAAACCAAATCCAAGGAAACATCTTTTTCATGAACAATATAACCACTTTTTGTACATAAATCTGTATCATAAATCCATTTTGATCCATCTGCTGTTCGAGGTGTTTCTAAACTGTTGAGATCATTAGGACATTCACAATATTGAGTGCTACCAGGAGGCCATATTTCTTTACGCACAGGTGTGCAATCATCAGGACATTTGGGTATAAAATCAACGAGTCCACTTTTAATAGGACTTGCATTATTGATTATACTTGAAGAATTTGAAAGTGAAAATTTTCCAAAATTATTTTCTTTTCCATTATAATTGTATGATGAAAAATAATCAGTACCAGAATTTTTCAAATTTGTCCCCTGATCCACACAATCAAAGTAGGAATTGCATACTTTATCATCGAAATATACATATCGCGAGTTTGTGAATACACCCCCTTGTAGAGCCGCGTGGGCTCTATCTTGAACGTCTTTACAACTATCTGAAAATTTTAAAGATCGGATACGAACGGTTCCGTCACCACAATAACTTCCTTTAAAAGCCCCGTTGTCATCCGTTTTTAAAAATTCATATTTGATTGCTTTATTTATTTTTTCTGTGTTTACACCATCTTCATTATAATTAACTTTCACTATATTCAAGAGATCGCAATTATTGTCATTTACGCAATTATAGATATTAGAATCTTTGTCATTTCGAATTTTATTCCAACAGTTTTGATATTGTTCAAAAGGAGCATTCACATCTTTAGGGACACAAATATTTAATTGTAAAGGGGTAAATTTAGATTCATCCTCTGATTTAACTTTTGATTCGTCCAAGTTTTTCCATTCACCCGTTCGATAACATGGATAAAAAGTGATTTTTTCATTTGCAATGGATGGAGGCACAAATACCGGAGTCGATTCTAAAGTACATTCGGGTGGTTTTGCACAAGTATATAAAGAACCTCCTGATATGATAGATTTTTGTTCAGCAGGAAACGATGATTGAAAAACCTTTAAACTTTCAATATCTCCATTTGTTTGTAAACATGATTCACCTTTAGAACAAATAAATTGTTGATCGGGTGGACCGCATACCGTGACACAAGCATTTTCTACACATTTGGTTTGAGGATCACAACATTCTGTAATTCCAGTTTTAGGATTAAAACATTGTCTGTCTTTAGATCCACAACAATTAGCGTTGTCGCCTTCTTTTTGACAAACATCGGGCGCACAGCATTGATTCTTGCACTCAATATTGGGAAAAGGACAACAAAAACCACCGATACAAGAATTTCCTTGACAATCATCCGAGGAACGACATCCAAAAACACAAGAATCTTCTAACAGATAATATCCTTGTGGACAAGTACATTTTCCTTTAATATTTATAAGATTATTTTTGCACACACACTCACCTTTTTCATTATATATTTTATTTGGGTCACTACAAAAATTTATGATTAAAAATATACACTGTGAAACGAGTATAATTAAAATGACCGACAAAAAAACGATTATTCCAATGAGGGTTTTGCTCTTTGCAAACCCAAAGATACGGATATAATTATAAAAAATAATAATCATTAAGATCAGGGCTATTCCATTCAAAAGTAAACTTACTATATCTATTTCTTTATATCGAACTTGGTAATGCATTTTTCCAAATACATCTTTGTATAAACGTCCTAATGCAAGAAATACAATAAAAATTAAAACGGATAAAATAAATGCTATGATCGAAATGAAAGATAAATTTCGTACAAATACTGATGACTTGAATAAAAAATCATTTGTATCTAAATATACCACCGACATAATTATTTTTATATATACTAAAATATTGAAATTTTCTAATAAATTTTTTAATTCGTAATGAAAAATTTAATTACACAAATCAAATAGAAATATCATATCCATAGTCTTCCGATACAGGTAACGCAAAATGTAATTGTTGATATTCCGAATCATATAACATTAAATAAATTTTAGATTTATATTTCAACAGAACGATATAAAAATGTAATACAATATGTGTTGATATAAATTGATAATTATATTTATTTGAAAATTCGAAATTACGAAATAATTTTTTTGATTTTTTTAATTTCGGGATAATTTTATGATTATAAGCATAATCTATAAATTCGTAAAATCCAGCCATTAATTCAAGAGGAAACCCATAATAATCCTTATCAAAAAAATGTTTTACATAATTTTTTAAATCTGCCGTATATTTTATATATTTCATAGAATCACGGATATCCAATTTCGTAATTTTTTTCTTTAACTCTAATCTCTTTGTGATTGATTTTTGGATCTGAGGTATTAAATCTTGTGGAATGGAATATTCTTTACCTGTTCGAAGTATTTGATCCACTAATGTTTGTACAGAATGTTGCCGTAAAGATTTCATTTATATATATTTTTTTTTTTAAATGTACAGACTTAATCGAATGAAAAATAATAATTTAAACAAACTTTTTATTAAATAAAATTAATGTTGGAAGATAAATGCATGCCTTCCGTAAGAGGAGAAATTAAAAAAGCAAGAAATTCAGGATATGATGTCCAATCCGCAATATTTGAATTTATAGATAATGCATTTGATACGAATTGCACTACGGTAAAAATTTTTATAAAAGAAAAGTTTGAACACGGCGTCAAATATTTGAATAAAATCATTATTTCCGATAATAATGATTGGGGAATTTCCAAAGAAAAATTACATGATATTTTTTCTTGGACGTATGAAAGAGAAAGAAAAAATAATGATATCGGCGAGTATGGAACGGGATTTAAATCCGCATCGGTCAATTTAGGGAATACAATCAATGTATATACTTATGATCAAAAATATGATAAATATTGGAAAGCGATTGCCGATTGGGATGAAATGGAAGAAACAAATCGTTGGCACCCTAAAATATTAGAAATAAATAAGGATTTTTTTAATGATTATCACCCATTTGATAAGGGAACTTCTTTCATAATTGAAAATCTTCGTTATGAATTTTTTCAAAATCAAAAGAATCAATACTCTCTCATTCAAAAATTATACGATGAGATATCTTATTATTACAAATATTATTTAAAACAATTTTCAAATAAAACAATAATTGTAAAAGGGTATTTCGATAATGATGAAAAAATAATAGAAAAACATTTATCATTTCAAGATCCAAGTCATTTCTTCTATTTTTTTCAAAAAACCGAAGATATATTAGAATCCAAAATATTAATTTATAAAGATCAGGCTCATTTTTTGAACTTTTTTATCCACAAAAAAAACAATCCCAAGATTGAAATAGTTGAATTTGTTGAAAAACGAAAAAATGGGAATAGTATATGTAAATGTTCAGAAATCAGTTCAAGAATTTTAGCCTCAATGTATTTAATGGATGAAATTATATTCAGAAGTTGTCATTATTTATCAGAAAAGTCCAATGATGAAATCATCCAATCATTCGGGAGCGTCGATATTATCCATAATTATAGGATAATGGGTAGAGACATTAATTTTAGAAAACCAAGACACGACCCGTTAGCGACTTTTATAAAACACGAAATATTATTTAATTCGAAAAAATTGTATCCACTAATGGGCGTTCAATTTAATAAAAAAAGTAATATTCTTGACAATGATCTCAATTATTCATTGGAATATTTACAATCGTATCACGAAAGAGAACTCATCCGTTTATGTAATAAAACTCATGTTGAAAATATTCCAAAAGAAACTTGTAAAGAAGTACAAGATTTCAATGATGCATTAGAAAATTCGTCTATTCTTAATTTGGATACTATCGTCATTGTAAATTCTAATAATGCAAAAAATCAAACGACTCCGTCGATTGAAACCAATGAAATAGAATTGAATGAAAAAAATAAGAGGAAAAATTTTTCATTAGAAACAAAACTTCAGATTATTAAAAAACAGGAATGTCGAGATTCAGATTTTGATTTTTTATTAAAAGATGACGTATTACCCCTCGATTATGATCATAAAATTGATAGGACAAATAATTCAGAAGAAAATTGTCAGGCTCTATCAGTAATTTCACATGCTATAAAGAGTAGAAGACCACAAACCTATCATAAAATTGTACAAAATAAAGAATCTTATATCATCCAATTACTAAATTGTCTGACGAGCAGTAAATATTTTTTAAATTTGTACAAGGCTCAAAAAATAAGTATACTACCCGTTACAGAAATTACTGGATCTGTAGGAATATTTAAATTGAATGAATAATTTTAAAAAATTGATTTTAATGTTTCTCAGGTATCCCACTCATATTTCAATTTAAAATATTATTTTTATTTATATATCATTCCATATCTCTTGAATATTCTTCCTGTGATCTCTATTTGTATAATAAATAGTTGGATAAATTAGAGTTTTTAATACTGTCGACCTGGTGCATCCGTAACCGGAACGGTTACGGATGCATCGCTTACGGGAGCATCTGATACGGGAACTTGAGAATTTGAATCTTTTGATGGCTCTATTACTTCAAGCCCGGGACATACACAATTTTGTGTTTGTGTTTCTATATTGCCTAAATTTTCTCTTCTTCTCAAATTTATTATACATCTTTGTCCATCAGTAAATCGTATATTTGTGGTAATATTTTTTGAATTTTGATCCCTAATTTGGCCTATTTGATCACCAAATTGTGATATATTATCTCTAATCGCTCTATCTTTAAAATCTTGAGTATTATAATTATTTATTTTATTTGCAAAAAGAGGATAATTTGTACCACAGCGATAGCACAATATTCCTCTTGGGTCGTAAATAAAGGTGGTATTTGCGCTACTGGAGGTTGAAAATCATTGGGTTGAAACATTTTTAATCCTATTAATAGTAAAAGATTTTATTTATAACGATTTATTAATGGATATATAATCAGGTAATATTTAACGCTTG